TTAGCTGATAGCCTCGAGGTTTGCAGGGTAGATTAAGATCTTCTATAAACTTAACAATGGTGTCACCATCTACACTATTAAAGCTCTGCACGCTTTTGTCAAAGACTAGATGGTAACTACGTGACTCACAAAATTTATTGATATAAGGAATCAATCCATAGTACACTCTTCTGCTTAGAGGATTGAAGAGGTGTATATCACCAGACCATGTTTTATTGCGGTAGGCTGGCATAAAGCGATAGCCAGGAACCTTGAAGGTAAAGTAATCCTTTAGCTCCATTGCAACATTGCTGTCACAATCAACTGTTATATACACCTCATTAAACTTGGATATAGTTAGAGTTTCTGTCATTGACCTGTCTTAAATTTTTCCCAGTCAATAGCACTTTTCACCTGGAACCCAAGGTTCATAACAGATTTGATAATAGATTCAAGAACATCTATTTTTTCTTGCTGTAGGGCAATTCGAAGGTTGAGGGTTATAATATCATTATCACTATCAATGTATGTGGGTACATCTTGTTTAAGAATCTTTAGGGCAAATGGTTGCCACTTCATGTCTTCTAGACTTTCTTGGTCAATGACACCTGTGAAATATTCCCACTTCAATCTCTTTAGTTTTTTCATCTCTTGCTCTAGTTTACGAAGCAAAAGTCTTTCATGTGAGAACAGTTTGAAATATTTGTGGTGAAGTTTTGGGATGTTCAATGCAACATCACCTAGCTCGGTCCGGTCAACCTTGCTATCTTTTTCCCACTCATTAAAAATTTCTTCAAGCTTCATAATGTAAAACACCAATTAAGAGGTGTATATTATACCCTAACTAGTGTGAAGAGTAAACGATAGGCACCTAAAATTAACACTAACATCCACATACGTTACATCCGTCTCACTGCTTGTAAACTCTATGTCACCAATAACAACAGGGAATAAATCTTTGAATCTAACCTCAATATTAGGTTTATTGGCTGAGTTCAAAATAAGCAGGGTACCATCACAAACAAAGTTACTATAAATGTCATTTGCTATTAGGGGTGATGGTGCTCCTGTTGCAAAGAATTCTGGCCGACCTATCTCAACCATCCAATTAAAAATTTCTAGATAGTTCTCCATATTTTCATCAACTTTGAATCTCACAATAAAATCATTATATACAACTTTATCAGGATAGCGGATTATTTTAAATGGTGTCTGCAGCTCACTGTCTTCAACTGTTATTCCAGGCAGAACAACAGACGTAACATTGAAGACAGCATTTGGCATCTTCTTTATAGTTAATTGATAACCAAGAGGGGATAAAAAGTTATTTTGTATTGCCATTTTAATAATTCCTTTTTTAATTATTTATGCTAATTATATACCACTCTTCAATTTAGCATCATACTCTCTGCCCTCTCTTGAAAGAGGAATAACGTGCTGCTTATATGCACCAGAGCTCATAAACTTTACAATAGCTTCTTTTGTGTTTTTTGTGGCGCCTTGAATATCATCACATTTAGCACAAGGAAGTATAGCATTTCTATCGTGATTCAATAATCTCCATCTAATTCTATTCAACTTTGGGTCATTAACATACATGTCAATTAGTGACCTCTCCACTACATTACCAATTTTTATTTGATGTGACCAATCATTACAACACATTTGATAGTTGCCTTCATAGTCAATAAATATTTGCCTCATTGGGTGCCAACAAGGTGATTCACTAACCTTTATTTTCTTTCCATTTGGCAATGTTACAAGATTTGTATAATCAAGATCTTCATTTCGTCTATCTTGATTTTTGAAATAGCCTGCTCTATTATTGAAAGCATGCTTCCAGGTTTTACCATCTTCTTTGTAGGATGGCATATTGTTAATTTGATCTATAGTAAAACCATCTTGTTTATAGTAATGTTTTACAATACCACCGCTTGGTAGTGTTACATATTTTTGTTGCCTTTCAATATACTCTTCGTTTGATTCGTAACTATTTAAATAGAGTTGATCTAATTTTTGGCCAACTGAGGAATTCCACCACTCGTCTATTTTGTATCCATTTGTTGTAAGTCTGACTTTCCATTTTCTTTTACCTGAGGTTACCATATCAACCACAGTATCAAAGTGTTTATGAAGAGTGCTCTCTCCTCTACCAGCCAGCTCTATCCAGCCACTAAAATCAATTGATCTAAGTTCTTGTAAAACAATCTCAATTGTTTCAAGTGGTAAATGTTTATTAACATTTGGGTATACTGGATCAGCATCAAGTGTTCTGGGGCAAAAGGAGCATTGTCTATTGCAAAGCCCTGTTAGATCAAAATCTAAACGAACAAGTTCTTTTAATATAGGATGTCTTTTAATGCCATTGCTATCTGTAACAATAGGAATTATATCCATGGATCAATTATCCCCTCACACCAATTTTCACATGCATCAACAACATAGTAAACAGACTTGCCTTTAATAACTCTATCTTCCTTAATTTGTTTATTCTCTATCATTCTAATTATATAACCATCAGCAAGCTCATAGAGCTCAGCAGTTCTTGTTTCTTTTATATACTTTGTACAAAAGCGCGCATTCTCAATCATATAGCCACCTCAATGCCAACTTACATCTATGCCTTTATTTATCAAGCAAAAAAAAGGGCCGCTTTCGCGGCCCTCTCTTTCTATCATATCCTTTCGGATTATAGGATGTTGCTTACAAGAACGCGTCTGTAGTATACGTTTGCGTCCTTGGTCATTGCACCGAGGCCAGCTGCAGAACCTTCTGCAAATGGATTTGATACCATGCCGTAGCGTGTCTTGAATCCAATCTTTGGCTGGAAGTTATCTTCACCAACTGCACGAACCATTTGTAGCGGAACGTATGGGCAGTAGAAGATACCAGCATCAAATGCACTTGCACCCTTATAGCCAACTGTCATATAGTTGTCTGTTACGTATGGGTCGATGTAGACCTTAATACGACCGTTTAGAACACCAGCAAATGTGTTGCCTGTGTCGTCAACGTTTAGAGCGTTGCTATTTAGAGCAGGAGCGTAATCTAGAACACCAGCCATTTGCAATGCAGATGCGACATCTGATGAGCAAAGGATGATGTTACCCTTACCGCGACGTGTGTCTCTGGCAATTTGGTTAGATTCGCGCTCTACCTGGAACATTAGACCCTTGAACTTCTCAACTGACCAACGGCCGTTTGCATCGACATCTAGGTCGAATGTACCAACTGTTGTTGTGTTGTTAGCACCACGCTTAGCTGTTATGTTAATTGTGCGGATAACTTCACGGTTGATTTCTACAAGGATTTCTGATTGTAGAATGTTTGAAAGCTCAGCTTCAGCATCTAGACCATGAATTGCCTTCAAGTCTTGTGCCAATTCCATTGTGTACTCTGCCTTCAATGCACGACTCTTTGCTGTAACAGAAACCTTCTCAATTGAGAAAGCCATGTTTGCAAATGAGTTGTTTGACTCAGCTAATGCTGTTGACATACCACTTACAAAGTTGTATGTGTTTGACTCAGCGTTGTTTGCCGAACCAGGAGTTGTACCAATATGGCGCTCGCCTGGTAGGTTAACTGTTGAGTTACCTACAGCAATTGATGAGAATGCTGTGTTGGCTTCGTTGTAGAATGCTTCTACTGCACTGTTTGATTGGTCAACATACTTGCTTCTCATTGCAAAGATTAAGCCTGTTGGGCCTGTCATTGGCTGAACGCCGCAAACATCATAAGCAACTAGGTTAGGCATTGAACGACGGACCAAGCTGATTAGAACTGGATCGTAGTTATCAACGTCTGCGCCTGTTGAGTTTGTTACTGCATAAGTTTCAAGAAGACGCTGTGGGCGACCGCCCCCCGATTCCTTCATTGAACGCTCTGTATTTTCTAGTAGCTGAGCTGTTACTGATCTACGCACAGAATCCTTAATAGCTGGAAGGTCTGCGTGCTCAAGAACTGGCTGCCACTTCTTTAGAAGTTGTTCGTTAGAAAACATCTTTATCTCTCCTTTAGGGGTTATCTAATATTTATAAAATGGTTACTTTTGGACCGAACGGGTAATCGCTGCAGCGTACTTACCCATGATTGGATCGATAACCTTCTCTTCAAGAGTAGGAGCGACTTCCTCATTTAGTTGTTGCTGGGCCTTTGTTTCAACTTTCTTAGCAGTAAAGTAAGATTCTTTGATCATACCTAGTTTCTTCTTATATGAAGAAACGTCAGTATACTCAAGTCCTTCTGCTAATGTACGAAACTTTTCTACTTGTGTAGCAGCAAGGCCTTCAGATACATCTGTAAATGCCTTCTCTGCTTCAGCAGCTTCTAGTTTCTTTGAAAGTTCAATGTTTTCATTAATTGATGCTGAAAGTTGTTGCTTTAACACTTCAACTTCATCAGATGTTGCAGCAAGAATATCTAACTGCTCATCTGGTGCATCAATGTAATGTTCTACAAAAAGGCCCTTCAAGCCTTCCATAAAGCTTTCAACTACTTCGGCTTTGATACCGCTCTCAATTGCTAGCTTGTTTTCTTCTACCCACTGTTCGACAACGTAGTCGAGGTAGCTATCAATCTTCTCTACAAGAGCTTCTTCAATAGCACCAACTTCTTCTGCAAGCTGTGTTTCATACTGCTCTTCTAGAGCCACAACAACATTTGAAACTTTCTCATTAATAGCAGCTTCAAACACAACTGTGGCTTTCTCTTTGAATTCTTCTGTTAAATCTGATCCATCAAATAGAGCAGCTAGGTCTTCTTGTACAGCCTTTAGCTTTTCCATTGGCATACCAGCGTCTTTCTTGGCTGCCTTTGATGTGTCCTTACCACCAGCTGGGTCTACAGGACCAGCAACCGAAGCATTAATGCCCGGTACGGTGAAGTCTTCTTCGTGAAGTTTTACTTCTGACATTGTATTTTCTCCCAAAAAGTTATCTTAACTAGTTAATATTATTTATAAAATTAGAGTTTTGACAGGAAGCTTGCCCAAGTTTTTAGAGCGGTTTCTTCTAAAGCCCGCTTGTTTGGCTTAGCTGCTGCCTTTTCAATTTCTTTTTTATATTCTTCAATGTGCTGCTGTCTGATTAGCCCATTGTTCCACACCCACTCAACATTCTCCATAATACCATTGACAAATGCACCTGGTGCAGAAGGATCCGCCACAATATCAGCAGCTGTTGCCAACATAAAATCATCCTGGACTTCCATGATTCCATTCTTGTCTTTCAATGAGCCAAGGCCACGTGACGATACACCCAATGATCCACCCCCTTCGATAATTTTGCGTGCAATATTACCCATTGGAGTTTCCATTATTTTTGCGCGGCCTGTAATGTTTGACCCATCTCTTTTTAATTCTGTTACCATATGTGAAACGCGATCAAGATTGATTGCAGGACCCTCTGGGTGGCCAAGCTCACCAAATGCTCTATTCTTTTCAACATATTCCTTCACATAACGATTAACTTCCCTCTCCATTATTGGCATAGGGTAAACTCTACCGTTTCTATTTTTCAAATCAGCTTGCATGAAAATGCCTTCAATGAAGAAGTCTTTCTTACCATCTTCTGTAGCTTCTGATACGAGCCTTACATCCTCTACTACTTCGCACATTAGTTTCATTGTTGGTTTCCTCATCTATATGCTACCGGCACAGCTTTAACAACAGCTGTACCAGATGAAATCTCTAGAGTATGTGTTGGTCCTTTAATTAAGTACACTGTACTTTCGTCAGAACCTGCTTTGTTTAATGTAAATATTGCAACGGTTGTTGTACTATTACTTTTTTGGGTAATAATAACACTATTGGAACTATCAGTATTTGTTAGTCTAATAACAGCAGAATTGGCAACAGTGTTTGCTGATGTCAGTGTTATTTCTGAACCTATAAATTTTACGTAGTCTGGCATTGTTATACACCCATATGTTTAATACCCATTTGCCTAATGTGAGTTTTTATTATTGGCCTCACATCTGCCTCTGGGTATTTTTCTTTTGCGTTTCTTAACTCTGTAGCAAGTTTAGGATGGTTACTATACTTACTAATTAACCTTTCTGCATGGCCTGCTGGGATCTTATTGCG